CTCTGCCTGAAGTATCAAGGTCTGTTGGAGGTCCCAACGGACGTACTCTACTGGCGTCAGACTCGGCTGTAAGGAACAGGAAGCGGGGAATGAAACCACTGGAGATGTGATCGAATTTGAGGAGTTGTTGTACACGTGTTCTAATACCACCTGCAAACACAATAAGTACAGGATCTCGCACCTCAATGGTCTCCTTACGGAGCATCCTCTTCTGCAGCTTACCGTCATACAGTTTAGTGAGTACCTCTGCCATGCCTGCATAGTAGTCCTTCTTCGTGATCTGTTCTAGTAGGCCACTAAATTCGTCCCGAAGGAACATAGAAGGTCTACCAGGACGCGTCGAAAGACCTTGCATCAAACCTTCAATGGAACCATCTGTTGCCATTACGATATCGCTGTCGACTTCGATTAGTAGATCAGTTGCAATATCCATCGCTGTCGATTTACGTGTCAGTGTTGTGTCGGCAAGGATCATGAACCAAAGATTAGGAATAATGCGACCAAAGGCGGTAGGAAGAGACACATTGCCAGCAAGAAGAGAACTAAGAATAATAAATGCGCCGCCTTGATGGTATTGAGTCGCTGCATCACCCAGACCAGAAGCCCAATCAATGTACTCTTCAACGAATGTTCGGACATTAGCTACTCTTTCGTATTCTTCTTCTGTAAGGAGTTTGTCCTCAATGGGTGACACAACGTCGTGTTGATGAATGTGCGTATCATGCTGGGCTGAAGCTCTACATACGTCTGCCCAGAGATACTCACTACCAAGACCATCACGTGCGAATTTGTTACACTTGGAGTCGAGACATACTTTGAATACCTGCTCACGATTCATGCCTGCTTCGAAGCAATACATCGCAAGCTTGTAGAGTGTCTTCGACCAGTCACCGGTTGGAATGCTGTCGTGCGTAGTGAAGGCGATACCAGGCAGCTTGCTTAGGTACTGCTCCATGATCTCACGACCAGTGCCTTGCGGGAGTACTTCAGGGTACGGCATCGCTGCACGGTTAACAGCTGTAATAGCAGGCAGTAGGTCAAAGTCGCTTGCACGAAACCATGCTGCCCCGGACCCCAATAGCACAATCTCCACAGGGCCGACGTCAGTGTCGATATACTTATAGTTCTTGGTTAGAGGTACGCGTAGCAGCTGCGACAAATCCCAACCAGATCGGTCGGCGCCTTCATCTGCGTAAGCGTATGCGATTCTCTTACTGATGTCTTCAACGATGCTGGGTTCAAGAGCATCATCGAGACACCAGAGCGCCTGAAAACGTCCAGGAGAGGTTTCCCAAGACACTGTTGGTGCTGGATCCATTATGTCGGGACGACACTCATCAAGGTCTGCCCAAGCGGTAGGACATTCCTTTACATTGTCACGCGTTCGGCTCTTTGACTTGAACGTGTGCGGACAGAAGTACACATCCCAAGGACCATCTATGATGTTAGCATTAACGTCGTCAACCATATGCTCGAACTGATCTGGTAGGTCATACCAGTGTTCCTCCATACGCTTGGCGGCGCCACGTGTTAGGGTGGTTACGCAAAACCATCCACTAGAACGACCGACGGCAGATCTAAAGAACCCCCTGCGGATATCGTCGGGTGAGCCGTTAGTTTCCATGCCACCCCTAACTAGTGGAAAACGATGGGCGTCCTGTTGCCCTTTCCCGTGGATACAGGACGCCCATCGCGCTTATCAGTAGGATAGTCTTACGAGGCTTACGGAGCGAGCGGGTCGTTCTGCAACGCAGCGTTCTGCTGGTCGAGGCTGTTCGGTGCAGTGAAGTAGCCCTTCACCTGCATGCGCGCCTCGTACTTGCGCTCTTCGCCTGTGTTCGGGTCCCTCACGGTGTTGGCCTTACCCATACCCCACCGCATGACGAACTTGCGTCCGATGAGTTGCTCGATCTTCGGAACACCCATGCCGTTGGAGACAGGGATGCCGAGAGCCTTCATCAGCATGGTGAAGCTGTAGGCCGCACCCTGCCAGAGGCAGAGACGGTCGAAGACCTTCGCGCGAGCGAACTTGCCTTCCTGAACCGTGTAGGTCAGGTTGTACATCGGCTTGCCAGGGTTCTTGGCCGACTTGGAAAGCTCGACCTTGCCGGCCGTGATCGCAACGACGTACTTGCCGACAGGCATGTCGTCGAAGGACTCAGCGGCGAGTTCCTCCTTAGACAGGTTGATCCGAAGGTCACCCAGATCGATCTGAGCCTCGCCCTCGTCCCACACATCGTTGGCCGGACCGCCCGCGCCATCGGGAAGGAGGCTTGCGTCGTCGCCCCAGCCGGTGTCAGTGTCGGTATCGGTCACAGCAGGCTCCTGGAAGGTAGCAGTAGGTGCACCGAGGTTGGATGCACGAGTTGCGAAGTCGGAATCGGTAGCTAGTGCATCCACGGTAGTGGGAGTACCTTCTTCGGTAGTCATTTCTTCGCTCCTGCGTAGATCGTGTTGTAGACGTGTTTCATCGTGATGTCTTGGATGATGGCTGGTAGTTTGTCCGATCGATCCTTGGCGATGATAAGCTCACTTGCCGAGCTCAGCAGTAGCCGCTTCTCGACCATCTTCGTCTTGGGTGTGCCGTCGGCATTGTTTCCGTCTGGTGTCGATATCTCCTTCACGTACATGTAGAGGACGACATCGAAGAAGCCGGCGATCTGTCGAGCCAGCTTGCCAGGCAGATCAGGGCTCTTCGAAATCTTACCTGTCAGATCGTTGACTTGATCCTTGACGTGGAGCGTCATCAGGAAGTTCAATGGCAGATCACGGAATCCACGTACCATCTGCCGGAAGTGATCCTGCGTAATGCCCCACTCACGGAAGCTCGGTACAGCTTCGTCGCGTACCTCACCCTTGTCAGCAGCAATCTTGGCTGCCTGCTTCATCACAGAAGCCTGATCGTACTTCTGTGCCTCTGTACCGGTGTCCAGAATTACCGTCTGGAACCCATGGTTCATACCTGAAGCCAGATCACGTTGGACGTTGATGATCTGATCCCAGGTGGTGATCGGAAGCCGTTCAACGCCAGGGTACAAGCCCTTTGCTGACAGTGCACCGCCATCAACATCGAGTAGAAGTACTCTACGCATCTCAGGTACAGCGTCGGCTGACGCGCACAACCGTGTCTTACCAACGCCTGGAAGCCCATAGATGACAGCGTTGATACGAGGCGCCAAGTCACCTAGCTTCTGCAGCCTGATACCACCGAGCGAAGTCGGCGTCAGATTGGTAATTGCGCCTGTCATACGATTATTCGCCGTTAGTGATGTAGGCGTAGAACTGCTTGGCTACCCGAAGCACCTCGTCAGCAGCCTCGTCAGCACTGTTGTCTCGGAAGGTAACATCGCGACCACGCGTAGTAATAGCCATCTGTACACAGATAGCACGCCGCTCGGTGCCATTCAGGATCAGTGCATGCTTCTGCGGGTCGAACTCAGCACCGATGCCGTCGATCTGCAGCTTGCCTAGCACTTCGTTCATTGCCATTTTTTCTACCCCTTCATTGGTTTATCGGTGTTGGATCTAGCTTCCTCATAGTACAGTTTTTGACGTTTGTCGAACAACGACTCCAATGTGTAAAGATAGTCTTCGCCACGATCCTTAGCTAGACAAGGTTCCTTGAACCCGCATCGACCGCACGAGAAACGACCAGACGACTTGTAGATTCGAAGCTTAGGATTGGTAATCTCTTCCGCCTCGTACGAGATAGCGAGGCCAGCAGCCTGCAGTTCTGATTCGTTACGAGTAATGGTGTGCCGCTTGAAGAAGACGTTGTTCTCTTCCAGGAACTGGATGTATTCATCGTACAGTCCTGCGGCATACCCCTGCGGATCGTTCTCCGAAACCGTCGTCTTGTATACTCCGTAGTCGTACGTCTTCTGACGGTTCTGGCTGTACAGCGCGCCTCTATACGGACGCTTTAGAGGCTCAGGCTCTTCGGCCATTGCCTTCTTCTGCTCGTGGTAGACGAAGCCAGCAACGTCCATACCCAGAGTCCAAAGGGCCCAACAGTACCCGGTGATCTGATCGTCAAACCAGAGGTAGTCATCCGGAGAACCCGGATCACCCGTAGACAAACGAGCGGCTGTCTTCCAGTCGAAGATCCAGTATCTACCGTAGATGTCGATGGCGAGCATGTCAATGCGACCACCGAACGTTACAGGCAGGCCCTTCCACTTATCACGACCGTGTACTGCTTCTAGTGCATCGAGGTGCTCTGCGTGTCCTTCGCCTAGCGACTTGTTATACGCTCGCCACTTCTTCCAGCAGCGGTTGCAATTGCACCAGATCGTCTGGCCGTCTTCGTCCGTGATAGGAACTTCGAACTTGACCTCAACACCTATCGGTGTATAGGTCTCGTGATCCAGCTCGGAAGACTGCTTGAACATCTCCCTAAGCATACCTTGCCCGAGCTCAATACGTTCCTTGTAGTCACGTTCGATTTCTTCGTCGGTATCGTACTGCTGAATCTTACCGGCGGCTACACCTTGCTTGAATTCCTTCAGCTGGTTTTCACATTCGCGCTTGAAAACGAGAAGTGTTTCGACCATCCGAATTTCACGGTCGTTACCCCAGAAGTCAGGGTCGTACCAGTATTCGCAAGCGACGTGATATGCGATGCCAAACTCGAGAGGCTTTGCAGTTATAGTTGGATACCACATGTCCTGAAAGATCCAAGACCATCTACGACGACATCCGCGGAAGCTTCTTCGTTCAGTCACATGAATTGAGTGTACGAGGTTAAGTTCGATGTATTCGTTAACTTCCAATTTCACACCTCCCTCATACCTTTATTATATAGTGTTCCTATTGAAGAAGCTAGATGTCAATTTTAAGATTCCTTTAAGGAACCTACACTCCTCCACGTTCGATAGTATCTCTGTATGCGCAAAGTTCACCCGTACCCTTACGATGCAGCTCGTGAGGTCCCATGCAGTAGCAGGTCTCATCAGGACCCAGCGCGGTGACTTGTCCCTGTGGGGCTTTGTCCTGTGAAGGGGTCGGGTGAGGATTGTGACGCAATCCCAAAGTCGGATCCTTAGGATCATCCAATTCCTCTACGGGTTCCGCCGGGATTACTGTGATGCTCTCCGGACCGGACAGAACGAGGAATTGGGTCTCAGGTGCCCACTGCATAAGATACTGCTGTACCTGTGCAACTTCTCCCTGATTGGCCTGCTGCGGCAGGAGCACCATGACTTTGTCGCCAGGCTTGACCGTGATAGCGATCAACGGCTTGTCCGGCTTGGGTCGTGTAAACTGACTCAAATCAGGTACGGACATGTTAACTCCCCGGGGCAGTTCCATCTTTCTTACTCCTATCTGCTTTGAAGCCTAGGACGTACGTACGGGTTGAGGGCGTCTCATCAGGTGCGAGAAGGTTCTTCGGATGCTGGTACTGGTGCGGATGAGGCTTGTTACACTGCATACAAACTAGCCAGCCATAGTTAACCGACCTGGCTGCGTTACACTGTAGGCCAACTGCAGGCTCTTTGGCGTTAGGCAGCTTCCACGGCGGATGACATTCGCAGAGCTTCGTCGGATCGGCCCAGAGCGCTACGGCTTGCCACTCTGTCTCGGGCTTGTTGATACTGACTTCGTTCTCGAGCGTCGGATGAGGCTTCGAGTACATAACGTACCCATCTTGAAGCGCTGCGACGAAAGCGTCAGCTTCCTTGTTGTCGGGAATACTGATCATTACGAACCTAGCCATAGCATTCCTTTCTTAACCCAGGGGGGCCGGCAGGATTCGAACCTACGCTTTCCCACTACCGCCTCCATCAACGGTGGCTACCTAACGGCAGCACGGCCCCCGGTCTATCTAGATCAGGTTCGAGTTGTCTGAAGTGCCTGCGCCGTCGTTCTCTTCGTCGTCCCCTTCGGGGAAGAGCTCCGTATCGCGCTCCTTGTTGTTCTCGTCGACGGGAATCTCGCGGACGTTCAAGCCGTCCTCTTGCTCGACGAGCACGACCTCGTAGGAGGTGTCGTCTTCGTCCGCGGTGGCTTCGAGATCATCCCAGTCGAATACGCTGTCCTCGATGCTCTTGACGTCGCACAGCGCAGCCATATGGATGTTGACGACGCCCTCTTCGTTGTAGTACTCCGCGTCTTGATCTGCGACATCGTAGATGAGGGTCTGCTTCTTGGTCATCTTGATCTTGACTGTCACTTTGTCTCCTCTGTAACGATACCGGCGTAGTGCCTTGCGGCCCAGAAGGCCCTTGCTACCTCTTCAGGTGTTAGAGGCGGTACTGCATAGAACTCGTGCTGAATCAGTGGTGAGCACGTCTCGGCATGCAAGTGCATGTGAATGACAGTCTCTTCAGGATCGCGACACCACTTGTTGTTGGGCTTGGTGCGTGCGTTGGCCTGCTCGCGAATGACTGCCAGATCAGTTACGGCGTCTAGATGGTAATATTGGTGCATGCTACTCCTCAGTGAATGAACGCAGTTAGCTTACCCATCCCGCAGAGAACGATTATGACTGTAGCGCAGACCAAGAATGTACAAATGATAAACGCTTCAGCTGCGTCTTTCATTAGATGTACGCTCCTTCCGGCTTGGGCTCTTCGACCTTGTCACCGAGCAATGTCTTGATGAATCGCCATCCTGCTTCCAGCTTGGTCAGCTTACCAAGGTCGACAGTGTTCTTGGCTACGATGTCGATTACTTGTACAGCTTCCTTTTGCCCGATGCGGTGCAGACGATCCTCTGCTTGTATGTTGATGGCAGGTGACCAGGTTCGGTCGAGGAAGACAACTGTTGAGGCAGCGGTAAGCGTAATTCCAACGCCTCCTGCTTGGATCGTACCTGTAAAGACTCGGAGCTCGCCCCTCTGGAACGCGGCCACCATATTACCACGATCAGCTTGCGCGGTGTCTCCAGTAAGAATCCCATACGGAATTTTCTTACTGTGCAGACGCTTCTCGAAGAGCTTAACGACCTGCTTTGACTGGCTGAATACAACGAATTGTTTCTCAGGATTTGCATCGAGGACTTCCATTAACGCATCGAGCTTGGCACTCGGGTCGGTCAGGCGGACTTGTCGTACATCTTCTAATCTCCACGTACCGTCGGGCTGTTTCCTCTTTTTCTTTACCCAAGTAATCTCCGCGTATGCGCAAGCTAGCTGCTGCAGGCGGATTAGCTTAACGATTGCCTGACTGACTGCTAGTGGCTCGTCTTCGTGCTCACCTACCCATGCGAGCATTTCTCGCTTCATCTGATCGTACACACGACGCTGTTGCGCGCCGAGCTCTACCTTGAGCGTCGTGTAGTACTTATCAGGCAGATCCTCTAGCACGTCCTCTTTGAGCCGTCGTACGTAGTACGGAGCGATCTCATCCAGAAGTTCCTTCTCGTGTGCAACACCTAGGATGACGTTGAAGGGTGCTTGGTGAAACTTGAGACAGATCTCGCCATTGCCAATGTTAGCAGGACATTCACCCCCTGCACGGTGTTGTACCGAAATCACGTGGTGATTGAAGAACCGGTGAAAGCTTGTGAACCTACGAGGCTTGGCCCAGTTCAGTAGGCTCCAGAATTGTTGCGGCTTCGAAGTACAAGGTGTGCCAGTCAACTCTGATAGGAAGCGCCACTTGATCTTCTTAGACCGTACAGTTACCTGTGCCTCACGGTTTCCGACGCGGTGAGCTTCGTCAGCAATGACGTGGAACCACGTGTGCTTCAGCAACTCAGGGATCATGCGGACAACATCCCAGTGGCAAATGAAGACATCAGCACGACCAATAACGAGAGCGTTCTCGAAGGCGGCTCTGTTCTTGCGGTCGATGCTATAGACCTTCAGATGAGGTGCCCACTCGGCGAAGTGGTCTTCCCAGCTCGAGATGACGGACAAAGGACAGAGTACAAGGGTCTTCTTAGCTCCTGGAACGTTTGCAAACCTTCTGCGCCGAATTACATCCAGGGCTACCGCTTCTACTGTCTTGCCAAGACCCATGTCATCGGCAATAATGACAGCAGGTTCCGGTGCTAGTTTGTCCACCGCCTCTCGTTGGAATCCGAACAGATCGTCGAGTGTAGGCATCATCTAGTCCTTAGCTAAGTTTCACGGCAAGACGAATCATGCCGAAGAACTTGTCGAGGTCATACTCGGTCCACTCACCATCGACCAGTTCAACGTAGAGCCTTTCATTACGCGCCTTGATGCGAACGTACCCGGCCCCCCTTTCATCAGCAGATCCCACAGGGACTGATTCATTGAGCGGTTCGTAGGGCATGCTCTTGTCTGCCTCGTCAACAATTCGCATGTTGATTCTGCGGCCGACAGGCTTCATGCGCGCACCGTCGACGACTCGCCAGCCTGTCTTCGGGTCTGTAATGTTGGCTGGGTTCGGAACCCAATCACCCAGGCAGTGATACTTTGGGTTAGGGTTGTGCTCGAGCTTCCTGTCACAGCACTGCTTGCGTCCACGAACGCGCCAACCGCGGACGTATTCGCCTGCCTCATCGGTACTGATTTCAGGCGTGACGTACTCGTTGAATTCCCAGTCGGTATCGACAACGTGCCTGATATCCTCCATAGGTTCGTTGCGGTCAGGTGCGCCGATTCCACCCATAACAACTTCGTCGCCAGGCGTACCGTAGTCAACGACAGCGGCCTTCTCAGGCGTTTCGCTAACAGCTGCCTTGATACCGTGCTTCAGCGACTTGTGCAGGGTCAAGCCCTTCTGGGTGAAGCCCTGCCGATTGGCCCCACGAGGGGTCGTGCATCCTGCTTCAGTGCATTCGACCGTGTTAGGCCTCATCCTCGTCAGGTTCGTCATCTTCTTCGGTGTCGATTTCGCCATCCCCAGCATCCTCCTCGTTCGGTAGTTCATCTTTGATTCCAAAGTATTCGTCAGCTCTTGAAATGCTTAGCACACGTCTGCCGCATTTACATTGTTCCGTATTTAGTTTGTCTCGATGGTTACGTAGAGCGTAGTAGACTTTTTGAGGCGCCATGCCTCTAGCTCTGGCGTATTCGATTGGCGTCGCATGCGTAGTTAGTTCGACCTTATCAGCCAGATCATCCTCTTGCATCTGCCTGAACAGATCATCGATGCCTCCCATGAGGCACTCCTCTACTGGCCCTAAAGGGCAGTGCTTTCAGGCGGTGCTTCAGCGGTGTCGATCGGAACGTTCGCGCGATCCAGCTGTGTGTCTATGACACTCACATCGGTGACGTTGTCACTTGCCAGGACGACGACATCTTCGGGGTGCACAGGGAAGTCGCCGCCGACGAGAGCTAGCACCAGGTTGTCCCAGGTACCGCGAGAGAAGCCGAGTAGCTTTCCGGTGAGGTACCACTGGTTGTTGGTCTTCAGCCCTGCGTAGTTGTACACACGCTCAGGATAGTCCATCTGGCGGTCGGCCGCGAACCGCTTGCTGAACTTGATGACCACACCGTTCTCGTACACGTCTGCGCCGTACTGCTCGACTAGGTTCAACTTCAGGTCGAGCAGCTCCTTCTCTCGGCGAGCACGAAGAGTCTCCCTGACAGCCAGATCGGCCTCGGATGCATTACTCTGGTTAACCTCGTACATTTGCTTCTCCTCTGCGAGGTAGTAGATAACACTGTTCGGATTGCCTGGATCAATTGATATGTTGACGTCGTACTCTCCTGGCGGAAGCCCCTGCAGCCTTTGCGAGGCGTAGTACGTGTACGCCTTGAGCTCCTTCGAGAAGCTCGACCTAAACAGGCCATCGAGGCCGGCATCCATTTGGTAATCGTCATTCTTGGTTGGAACCTTAGGCATTGCATTCAGCCCCTGTGGTGTTCTGTTAGATCACGGGGTCCCGGCAGCATCTCGTCCGGAAGTAGTTCTTTCCGGAACAGTTCAACGCGTATTGTATGAGGCGCGTCGCCCCAGCCAGTCTCGTAGCCAATCGTGCCAAGCAACTCCTTTGGAGTATAGACGCGTCGTGATCCAGCAGGCGGATCTGTCTTGACTATCTCCTGCCAGAGAGTAGCTACCAGTGCGTCATCGGCCCACTTAACACCCTCCCGTTTTCCATCGCGATATGCCTGATCGGCAACTGCTTCAGCCTTTTTGGCCTGCTTCGCCTGATACTTACGCCACTGCTTCTTAGTGAAGACTTTCAGCTTCATCGGTTGCGTACCTCCCCGGTTGAATCGATTCCGCGTCGGGTAGCTTCTTCAAGGTTTTCGAAGTTGGCTTTCATCTGCGCTGCCAACGCTGGATCTAGTGGCTGGTACTTCTTGGGTCCTCGACGCTCTTCGGGGTCTGGAATGGAACCGTCGGGGTTGACTTGAACCGTCCAGTTGGTGTTAAACCACGAGCAGCGAGTGTTGCGACAGTAGATCTTATGAAGCTTAGCACCTGGGGTGACACCGTGGATACGGTTACCCGACGCATCTCGGATAGATACCTGCTTCGATTCATTGGCGACCAATTCTCCCGTCAGGCCACACTTGGGGCAGACGATGGCTTCCTGCCAGGTTCCGTTCATTATACCTTCCAACCTGCTCGATAGGTCATGAGACGCTTGATGGTCTCTTCGGGTCCTGCTCCGTCCCACTTGGGAGCGGTATTGACCTCATGGATGCCTTCGAACTTGTCCCAGTGTTCGAGCTTGTAGTGGTACAGGATCTGTCCGGATGGAAGCTCGATTCCGACGATGAAGTCACCTTCGAACATCGGAGTACTGTCATCAGGATGGTGTTGCTTCGAGCGCCAGACACGTCCAGCTCCCGAGTGGGCGAGAGCCAGTGTCAGCGCCATGCGGTGTTCGTATAGATCCCTGAAGGTGTGATGTCCGTCAGAGGTGTCCTTGCCAGCGATGAAGGGTGCGTTGATCACTTCGAGGCAGTCTTTACAGGTGCAGTCTGCAGTACAAACTACTTGCGTTTCGCATTCGACACCCTCATGCTCGCATGCGACTACTTCTTCGAAGTCGATTCCTTCGTCAGTCATCAGATGTTCCCCCTCGCTTGTGGCTTTGATACATCATCAAGCGGAATGGTGAGATCGTCGTCTACGACAACAAGATGGTCCTTGACTTTCTGCTTGAGCACTTCGAGGTCAGCACCCCTAATGGTCAACGAAGCTACATCGCCAACCTTTTTAGGTCCGGGCGCTGACGAAAGCTGGCCTGCCAAGTTCCGGCCGTCTTCGTACTCAACGCGTTTGATTTGTAGCGTAGCTACGTAGTGAATGTGCTTCATTGGATACCTGCCTGAACGAAGTCGCGCCACTGATCCTCAAGCGTAGTCAGTCGAGTGTTCATATCGCGCATCTGCTGCTCCAGCGCCTTCTGACTGCCCTGCGTAGGCGACTTTAACTTCTCAGCCGCATGGAAGAAGTCCTCTTCGGGTCTACGAACAAGTCGCCACTTGCTCATCGAGTTGCCGCCACCGCGCTTGACTTGTTCAACACAGCCCATCTTCTTGAGTGCAGACATAACACTCGTGTAGTAGGGCGTTGCCATCCCAAGTCGGGCGAAGACCTGTGTCAGATGGCCCGTCCAGATCATGTAGCCAGGCTCGGCCAGATCGGGGGCAACACCGCTTACATCTTCGGGAACCGCCTCCTTGAACATCTCGTCGAACACTGTAACGCAATGATCATACAGTGCCTTCATCGGACGCTCTTCGTCGGTGTCAGTCATTGAAACTCCTTTCTAGACAGTTGTACAACTGTTGCAAAAAGTCGATGCGACGCTTTTGCCTACCCATGATGTTGGAATACGCTTCGATGTCGTCGACACAGAGGAGTTCTTCCCCGCTATGCCCATCTAGTGTCGTAGCGCTTTCAGCCAGCTCTGGCTCAACCATTTCGAATAGGAACTCTCGTTCCTCCTGCCTCAATGCCTTGACAATCCCTGTGACGTCCGTTTTGACCACCTGCTTCTCTTCTAAATCTATTATATTGTGTTTCTATTACAGCCACAAGTGGCAATTATATGCAATTGTATTACAGTTCTTACGCCTTACAAAAAGAGATACCAGGCCGATCAGCGCACGGTCTAGACTGATAAGTAAAGACCTGGTATCTCTTCTTGCTTCCAAGCCCACTACGACGGCGTCCGAGTTCGCACACCATAGCAGGGGAACCGCGCCTCGGAGAGGAATCGAACCTCCCAATCGATCAACATATCCTTCGCAGGCCTCTGTACGCCTCCAGATATGTCGCTGCCCTTCCCTTTTGAGCTACGAGACGACTATTTAATTGTGCGCGGGGTACCCTCCCGCTCCCGAACCGTCACGCAATACTGACTGTTACCCATCCCGGTTTCTTAACGAAGTAGGTGCCTTTCGGCCTAAAGCTTCGCGTAGCCTAAGATGTTCGGCCCTAACCCTATTCGCTAGCTTAGGCGGGGTGCACTCAGCACCAGCTCCTTACATCCGCTTCAGCCACCCTACGTGTTCAGGGTAATGACCACTCGCGAACGTCTCCGCTAGCCCCAGTTGACTGGTTCATCACCTAGTCCCACCGCGATCGAGGTGTCGGTTAGCTTTGGTCGCAGTCACTACCCCGTCTATTCGGCGAGCTCTACTTTGATGTAGGTCACGCCAGCTTCGGGATCGTGTTCGATGGTGACGATGTCGAACACGTTACCATCTTCGGATAGAACCTGAACAGGCTTGGTACCGTTGTCCATGATCTCGTCACTTAGCTCGGTAGCAAGCCTGTTCAAGAGGTACATGACTACTCGGCTTCCTGGACGGGCTCAGAAGGAGTCTCGACGGCCGGCGTACCAGCCGGCGTCGCCGGAGCAGCAGCGGCCTTCTCCGCGGCAGCCTTGGCCTTCTCAGCCTTCGCCTGCCGACCCGCGGCGACTCGCGCGTCCTTCGCGTCCCACCACGCCAGCGCCTCGGTTGCATCCATCAGGTTGACACGCGCCAGCGCGACACCCTCCGGCTGCTCACCCGTCTTGTACACCGTACCGTCGTGCGCCGACACGTAGGTGGGGATCGGGTTCTTGGCGTTGGGCTTGTTGCCCTGGTTGATCATGCTGTAGATGTACTGCGGCGGGATCGGGTTGACCTTCAGGTCGATCGTCGCGCCGTCCGAAGTACGTCCGACGTAGCCGTTCTTGTTCTGGTAGCTCTTCGCCGCGAGGTGCTCGGTGAGGATCTTGCCGAACGCGACCGGCGTGATGTAGCCCTGCGGCGGAGCCGGACGAGCAGGCGCCTTGGGCGCAGCGGGCGTGGCCGGGGTAGCTCCCTCGCTAGCCGGCGCAGCGGTGTCCTCGGCCTCGTCGTCGAGAGCCTCGGGGGTGTCGACCTCGTCGAGCTCCTCGATGTCACCTTCGGTCGCCGGCACGGGCTGGTCGACAGGCTGGGTCGATTCGGAGTCAGCGAACGGGTTGTGTGTGTCGGTACTCAATGCACTCAGATCCTTTGCGATTTGGCTGCGATGCTTTCTGCCCACAGCTACCTTCCTTTGATTAATTTTATCACACGTTTTAGCTCAAAGCACTACTGTCAAACGGATTCTTTTATAGAACTTTGTGGATCTTGAGCCGCGTCCCTTTTTCATTTACAGAGCTCCACAGGGCATTAGCGTCATTGACCAACACCCCGTGGAGCAGACTTGCTATGCTGTTGGCGGGGCCGGAGGCGTGGTGTTCTTGACGACCTGCGCCATGTTCCGGGAGATTTCGCCCAGCTTGGTCGTCATGTCGCCCAGCGCGGTCTGCGTCATCCAGGTGGTCGACTGGCCGTTGGCCGGCGTAACCGGAACGGTGTCACTCTTGAGCAGGGCCGCGGCGACAGCGGTCCCGATCTTCGCGGCGAACCTGTCCTCTTCTGCGGGTGTCATCGTGAAGTCATCTCCTTGGTAGTTCCATTGACCGAAGTCTGCTGTGAGTGCGCGGGTCAGGTCGACTTCCCCATTCGCAACGATGACGCTGTTGCGATACTGCTGGAGGTTCGCCTTAGGGTGCCAGCGCACCTCCCTCTTGCCAGTGGCTGGATTGATCCACGTGCTCCAGGCGAACGCCTGCCAGAGCCACTTCGCAGTACCTGTTCGGTAGCAGTGGTCAATCACGGCGTAGGAGCCGTAGATGCCTACGCGGCTAGCACCGATGATCTTCGCCGACCCTCGAAGTGCTGCGTCGACTTCTGCTAACTCGTGCGGCTGTACATCCCAGTCCGCCGAGAAGTAGATCGGCCGGTCGGCGCCCATACCTAGCCCGCGGAAGTCGCGCTCTGCGGAAGTTGCCCAGTTCTGACCTGCTGCGTCTCCCCGATAGCCGCCTGAGCTACCCTCCGCGTTGGCTACTACATCCATACCTGCTGCGCGAAGCGCCTTCAGCTCATCGGCGTGGAGGTGCTTGCTGTCGCTTCCCGGTCCGCCGTAGCGTACTGCGAACTTCTTGCCAGCTGCAACCAAACCCTTGGGGTCAGGTCTCGCGGTTGAATAGTCAACACCTTCGATTACCATTCGCCCTCCTTTCGATTACGT